CTGAACGCTTTCAGCAGCGGCCTCGTAGGCTTCCTGATACGCCTGCTGGAGAGCTTCGACACGTTCCTTGACGCTGCTGATCTCGGTGTTCAGCTCCGTCTGTCCGCGCGAAGCATTTTCGGTTGCTTCGGTCGAATCATCCGTTGCTTCCGTGAGGCTTTCGTATGCGTCCGTTACGGCCTGAATTTCTTCATCCGCCGCACTGAGCGCATTGTTGTCTTCCTCAATCGCTTCTTTCAGGTTTGTAACGTGCGTCGCGGCCTCAATCCATGCGATGTTGGCGTCTGTGACCTCATCGTTGACGGCGTTGATTTCGTCACCAAGGAAGTATTCAGCGTCACGGAGAATACCGGTTTCTTCGTAATAGGCATCAGCCTTTTTCTGCGCCTCGGCGTAAAGCGCATTTTGCTTGGCAAGCGCGTCGTTATAGGCCTGAGTAGCTTCATGCGCGGCTTCTTCTGCATCCGTCAGCTCTGCCCGGTGCTTTGCCCGCTCGATTTCAACATCGGCATACTTCGCATAGATCTCGGAAAGCTCGTTTTGATACGCCTGCGCACGGGCATTTTCCACCCATGCGTTTGTGTTTGCTTCGAGCGCAGCCGTGCCGCCGTCGATGGAGTCGTTTTCAAGGTCGATATAGCTGGATAGCTCCGGAATGGTCTCAACCAGCTTCATGAGGATTCCGTGATACTCCTGCTGCTGAGCAGTCGTTTTTTCACCGACAGAATCCAACTCTTTCAGGCGGTCAATGTACTGCTCTGCGACTGCGGCCGTCGCCATCGTGCTGCCGACAGAATCATCGAAGCCAGACTTTGCGTCGGCAATCGCTTCGTTCATGTCACGCGCAGCTTCTGTCAATTCCTTTACAGACGGAGCCGCACGGTCTTTGGCAGCATCAGCAAACGCCGCAACGCCACCAGCCAGCGCGGCCACGGCGGTCACACCCAGCATGATAGGCCCGACGGCACCGCCGAACATCGTAGCCATATCGAGAGCTTTGATAACCTTGGAAATTGCGGCATAGGCGGTCAGCGCAGCTGTGGCTCCACCAACAACACCTGTGAAGACGCCGATTTCCTTGATAAGCCCCGGATGTTCTTGTGCATACTCAGTAAGTACGTTCAGCACATCCGTACCGGCGTCGTAGGCATCACGCAGCGCCGGGGTAAAAGCATCGCCTACGGCAACCTTGAGGTTGTTGTAGGCGTTCTGCATCATGTCCAGCTTGGATTGCGTGGTGGCGTATCGCTTGTTGGCTTCGTTCGTCAGAGCGATATTCTCGTCCCATGCGGTATTCGCCGTCTGGACGGCGCTGTCCATCTGGTCTGCTGCCAGGGCAAGGGATTTGAGCATATTGCTCTGGCGAATGCCGGTAAGGCCGAGGTCTTCCAGCACCAGAACGGCGCTTTCGCCCTGCTCGTCCAGATTGCCAAGTCCACGGATAAACGCTGTCAGAGCACCCAGCGCGTCCGTATTCCACATTTCCGCGAACGTATCCGCAGACATTCCTGCGACGTCTGCGAAGCTCTGTAAGGAATCCTCGCCGGTTGCAACAGCCTTTTCGATGGCGTTGAGCGTCTGCGTCATGGCTGTACCGCCAGCTTCGGCCTCAATGCCGACAGAAGACATTGCCGCGGCGAGCGCCATGATCTGCGGCTCCGTCAGACCGGCCAGCTTGCCGCCAGAGGCAAGGCGCGTACCCATCTGCGTAATCTCAGATTCGGTCGTTGCAAAGTTGTTGCCAAGATCGACAATCACGGCGCCGAGGCGGTCGTAATTGTCTGCGGACATACCTGTAATGTTCGCAAACCGCGCAAGGGCCGTTGCAGCATCTTCGGCTGTCATGTTCGTCGCTGTGCCGAGCATTGTCATGACGCGCGTGAAATCGAGCAGCGCGTCTTTCTGAATACCAAGCTGCCCGGCAGCTTCAGCTACGGCGGCGATCTCGGTCGTAGATGCAGGAATCTCCGTGGACATGGCTTTGACCGCGTCCGACATATCTGCCAGTTCTTCGTCTGTCAGGTCTGTCGTTTTGGCGACGCCGGTGAGGGCAGACTCGAAATCCATCGACGCCTGCACACACTCGTCAAAGCCTTCTTTTATTTCTTTAAGCGCAGCGGAGATACCGGCCGCGGCAAGAACGCTCGACACCGCGTCCACAGCCTGCGTCGCGCGGCTGCCGAAAGATTCCGCACTATCGGCTGTGTCGCCGAGTTCGCCGCGAGCCTTTGCAAAGGTCGAGCGGAACTCACGACCAAGCTGCGCTTCGAGCGCAAATAGCATCTCATATTCTTTCCGCGACGCCATATCTCCGCCTCACTTTCATTTACGTTTTCGTTTCTCCATTTCCTCGGCAATCAGTGCATTAGATGACTCCACCCATTGCTTCAGATCGCCGAGCCGGAGAGATAACCAGAAACTTACCGGAGTGTTGTTCATCCGAGCCATGGCGAGGCATTGCCTGCGAAGCCATACGCCGCCATCGCCGACGATCACTCCTTGCGCGATAAAAAACCTCTTACGGTGTTCCGTAAACGATTAAAATCGCGGATGCTGAGCTTGCCCAGCGCATCAATGCCAAGAGGTTCCGTACACGCCTTGACACATACGCGGATGAGGTATTCGCTGTCAAAATTCGCAACGATCACCGTATGGCCGAGCATCTGCAGCTCACGTTCAATCGCAAGAGAGTCGTTGCCGCTCAGGCTGTCAAAATCGAACGTGAGATCGGAATAGGTTTTGCCCTCATGCTCCAGAGGGCGCGTAAGATGCAGCGTGAAGACGCCATCGTTGGCATTTGCTTCGTCCTGCTTCTCTGCAACTGCGAAGATGTTGCCGCTTTCTTCCGCGGCGGCGTTCTGCTTCTTGCTTTCCATGATTCGAGACTCCTTTCAAAAATGACGGGGCGACGCATCACGCGCCGCCCCCAAAGATTTACGATTTACCGAGCGCCTTGCGGGTGTCGGAAAGATAATCGGTGCCGTTCAGCTCACAGATGTAGTTGTACGGGTCAAGCTCCATGACCTTTGCGTCATCGATGTACGTCACCCAGCGGCGCACGGCATAGCTGCCAGAGCCGTCCGTAGGGGACGCCGGGGCGATATTGCCGTTCGACAGCGTCTTCGGAACAAGCACAAGGACGTGCTTGACGGACTGCGTCTTATAAACGCCCGCAATCGGGTCGTACACCTGCTGCGGCGCGCGCAGGTCGACGTTGTGCTCGCGCGGCTCCTGCAGCTTCAGGCTTTCAGCGCTGAAGGTGCGGAATTTGAGCTGCGCGGTCATGGCGTTCATGTGGCCGATGATCGGCGCCTCCACGTTACCGGCAATGCCGGCGCCAGAGACAGTCGCAACGATGAAGTCAACGTCAGGCAGCGTTACGGAAGCCAGACCGAGGAAGTCCTTGGCGTCTTCGTAGCAGGCGAAGTTGATGACAGCCTGATCTACCATTCCCATTGTTCAGTCCTCCTTCGTCACGCCAGTGCGCTCTGCACGTAATCGGTGTCGTATTCGAGTACGAAATCGATCTCCTGTGCAGGGCTGGGCGGCGTCATGTAGATGTGGATTCTCACGATACCGGCCATGAGGTCCGTCATGGGGTTCTCGGAATCGAGGATCTCAACGCGGGCGCCGAGCAGATACTCGCTGCCCACAAGACCTGCGAGCCAGTTGTTCGCGGAATCCTTGATGTTGTCCAGCAGACGCCGGTTCATCGGGCTATCCGTCTTCGACCAGAACGTTTTGATGAGGGAGTTGCCAACCCACTTGAACATTCTGCTGATCGGGATGAAATAGTCCTTGATGTCGGTGTTGCTGGGGTAGCAAGCGGTGTAGTTGCCCCACGCCACGAAACCGTTCATAAACTTGAGCGCCGTGCAAATGCCGTTGGCGTTCAGAATGTTCGCCTGTTCCAGCGTGAGGGTGATGTCCGTGCCATCTTCCAGACAAGCGCCGTCACACTGGAGAGCCTTGTTGGAGGGCGATTCATACGGCACACCGTCGTTGCCGCTATCCACCTTCGCCATCAGACCCGCGAGCTGTGTGGAGAGATGGAACTGCTTGCTGCCGAGCTTCACCTGCGGCCAGACCGCGATCTGCGCCGGGTCAATTAGATTTGTCGCGGACTTCTTCGCGGCGACGGCATCATAGCTGCGCGCGCCGCTGGCGGAGCAGTCAATGTCGCAGATGGATTTTGCGCCGAGAATGCCGTTGATGACTTCGGCTTTCGCCGCCATGACAGCCTGCACCGCGCTGGTGTGAGACCAGCCGGGCGCGATAATGAGGTCGGGCGTGGTGCTGACGGTTGCCATGCAAAGGTCGATGGCTTCGATGCCCTTGACAATGTCATCATCGTCGATGTCGGCGGTCTTGATCTTGTCGTAGCTGATATACAGCTTGGTCGCGGCTTTGGCTGCACCGTCATCGATCGTCTCAACGATGAGACTGCCGTCCGAGTAATACGCGGCATAGTCTGTGCCCTTGACGAGCGCCGATTCAGACGAAGACGCCGCCTTGACAACGAGGCTGGACAGGATCGCGTCGAACGGCAGTTTTGCCTGCTTACCGGAAAGGGCGACTTCCGCACCCGCGACGGCTTCTTTGTTAGTACTCGGATTGAGTACGTTGCAGAAGATGATGGGCTGGCGCTGGAACAGTTTGAAATGCGAGTACATGACTTCGCAGATCGTATAGGTCTTCCAGTCGTCGGAATAGCCCAGCTTCTTTACCGCGTCTTCCCAGTCGGTGCAGAGCACCGGGGTATAGATCGCGGCGGGGGATTCTGCGGAGTGAACCGGTGCGGTGCCGACAACAAACGGCACACCGGATTCAGCGACAACGGGCGTCGAAACGCTCGTTTTCTGCTCCCGCACATATACGCCATGCTTCAATGGTTACTCCTCCTTCTTTCTCCGGTCTGCCAGCTTGTGATAATTCACATAGAGCAGATTTCCGGGTGTTTTGGCTTTGATTCTTGCATCGGATACCTGATCGCCGGGGATAACCAGCGTGGCAATCAGCGGATATTTCTCGACCGCTGCCGAGATCTGCGCGAGCGCGTCCTGCTTGTCGCCGTACAGAATACGCGCCTGCTGGATCGTGCCGACGATGCTCGGTCCGATGTACATACAAAAGCCGGCGCTTTTCGCACCGGCCTTGCCTTTGGCTTTTACCATGCAAATGCCTCCCTGTTGACACTGGGGATTTTCCAGACC